TTGGCAAGTACCAACTTAAGCTTCTAACTGAAATTATTGCCTTTATTTGTGAATTGTTTAATTTCCACACTTGGCTATTTGATATGCCTGCATTCATTTTAAAGTAGAGATGATAACCTAACTTGATTATCAATAATCTCATCAACATTTTCATTAAGTTCTTTAAGGGACATTCCGTTGTGTCGGATGTAACCCTCGAGAGCTTAGTGTCTTTCAGAATCTGGATCCCATCTGACGCATGCCCTGCTAAAATAGGATCTTTAGAACTCATCATCTTCCTTGAGCGGATTGTAATACTTGTTACTCGAATCAAGAAAAGCGTCCAAATAACAGTTGAACTAAACCTTCTTGATGAGCATGTCTTAATACCATCTCATCGCCGCTCCAACAAAGGAGTTCTCGTTAACACCAGGTTTAAGCTGGATTGTATCTTTCTATACGTGAGCTATGAAAACTATGTCCGTGTTGTGTTTATGCCCAAAAGAAGACTCCATAAGTTTGAAGTCATGAGCGTGCCTGATAAATTCTTTGAATATATATCTGAGTATATCAGGTGATAGACCCGACAGTCTCATAATCTTGATTTCAGGGTTATAAACATTTTTAACGTTGTCCCAAAAGGATTTGACTTTCTTGAAACAAACATCAGGATCTTTATATGAACTAGCACCATGCTCCTCTTCCCAGACTGTAATATCACACATTATTGCGTAGAAGAAATCCTTCTAGCTTGATATTTATGTTCGATAGTTGAAGTTCGTGGCATCAGCTTCGTAGCTCTTGAAATATGTCTTATCTGTGACCTTTGTGAAGAAACAGTGTTTGTCAGAACTTGGGCACAATGATACATCGTGAATCTCTACGCCCTAAGCTTGTTCCTTCGTTAAACCAGAAGTCAAGTGTAAATGTTACATAGCAACAACGCCACCACCAGGGTGACCACCACTACCTAATATTCTTAATTTAAAACCGTCTCTAATTCTCTAATTCAATTGGCCATGTTTTCCAAAATTTCCAACGTGGCAGAGTTCCATAATACGTAACTGATTATTGCCTCTGACATTTTTAGTGTGAGTTAATGGAGAAAGTTTTAATTTGCATTACCACCTAAACTTACCGTTGGTGTATTTCTTTTCTCTTTCATCAGAAAGTGTACGTTTAACTTAGTGACATGAAGTCACAACTTTCTAAGAATACTCAATTTCACCCCACTCTTTACATATATTCTATTAGTACGTTCCGTAGGGATCTGAACCATTAATTTGCTTGAAATTAAAAGATTGTGGATTTAGCTGAGGTTACCTATAAAGCTCAGGAATCTTCTTGAACAACTCATCAATTGAGACATTACCTTCAATGTCCATTAATCCTTCATTCTTAAGATAGTGCTTATCGTAATTCTCCCTCACAGTTTCAATACCATGTTCGGCACTTATTTTGCGAAGCTGTTTTACAATCCAATATTTCATAACATCATTAAAGAAAGCATCTACATAGTGTCCGCAGAGTCTAGCTGCAGTAGTACTCATTGCTTTCTTTATTTCCCCAGGAGAGCCCTGAGGTTTAAGCATTTATGATTCGTCAGGGTAAGCTAATCTTATAGCTGTTTCAATATGAGGCCTGGTTGGAATACATCTCCATCCACGCTTAATTGATAAATCTTTTACAATAGTGAAAAATTTTGACAAAAATGGGTTTTCCCATAGTTTATTTGATTAAACTGTATCTTTAAGTTTAAGATTGAATAATTTGTACCACTACTAAAGTGATTTGTTGAATTCCTTCCTATCTGGAGCATACTTTGAATTGCAATATAAGAAACCATCATCACCGTAAACCAGATGAAACATGTTATCAACAAGTTTCTCGACATCAAAGTTTACTTCAATAAGTTCTCTATCTTCATGTTTGGGTTTATATCCAGGTCTTTTCTTTCTCTAATTAAGGGCAACAATGTCCTTAAGATATTCAAAGAAACCTTTCAAAATTGCATCGTGAATAATTGAATTATCTAATGCAGTAAGTCCCCATCCTGATTTCATGCATCCTTTAGTTCTCAATGCAGTGCCAATCACAGGCATTACAACCAAGCAATTGATCATTTTTTCATAACATGAGTCCACGAGTGGAATCATTATTTCAGCACCAAGAGCTTTTAAAGTTAATTTGTGAATTCTTTTTGGAAGCTCCATTAATTTGGAATTTATAGATCTATCCCATCCTGAAACGTCAAGGGAAAAAGACCAAACTTCATCAGGTTTCTTGCTTTAAGTTCTTTTCATCATACCTTCTACAATACCAGAAGGTTTATCATGGAACCATGACATACCTATTTAAACTGGATTAAGAAGCTTATTAGAATCAGACATCCATACTTTATTGATTATGGC